AAAAACCTCAATTGGCAGGACTGCTTTGTGGGTCAACAACACTTGGGAATTTGAAAGCGTCTTTGTATGGCTATCGACCCCAAGGTGTATTTAATCCAAAGAAATGGCAAGACCTGACGGATGAGGAGATTGACAAAATTCGCAGTACGCCCATGTCAGTTGAAAATGGCGTTGGTTTCAATATCTACACATACGCTAGAGCCATCGAAGCCAAACTCAAGCAAAAGAACGTCTACGCCGAGGAGAAGAACACATGACTAAAGACGAAACCCTACGCTTGGCGCTGGAGGCGTTGGAAAAACTGTTTGGCACTCCACCTACTCAATGGGGTGGAGATGTGGCTGTATGGCGATTAGGCGGTTCATATCGGACGCAACAAGCCATCCATGCTATCAAAGAAGCACTGGCACAACCAGAGCCTGAGCCTGTGGAGTGGGCCAAGTTTTTGCATTACCCAAAATGCTGGGATACGGCAGCATATCCAACTTTGCATGATGCGATTCACGAAACGTTAGCGTGGTCTGATTGCAGTGTTTGCACCTCACCTAAGCGTGAATGGATTGGTCTGACGGATGAGGAAATTGACAAAACGTACGAGACTCAGGCTTGGGATGCAAGAAGAAGTTATGCCCGATCCATCGAAGCCAAACTCAAGGAGAAGAATTTTGGTTAAGGTCAACGCCATGAGTTATGCCCACCTAATCAAGATGCTGATGGAGGGCACACGCACCGCAGAAGAACTGGCAGAAGAAACCGGCCTGCACATCCACACGGTGTATCAATACACCAGAGAACTGCACAAAGTAAAAGCCGTGCACATCGCAGACTGGGAGAAGGACACGCTTGGCCGGGACGCTATGCCCATCTTCATGATTGGCAATAAGCCAGACGCCAAGAGGGCAACGATGTCCAAAGCGCAGATCGCAAAGAACTACCGCGCCCGCAAGATGATCAACACAACACCAAAGCTAACAAATTGGCTGCAAGGAGCAAGAGCATGAAGGCAGACGACTACCAAGTAGGCGGCACCCACTACAAAGACATGGAGATACAACCATGGGAAGTGATGGAAGTTGTCCTAACCCGCCATGAGTTCATTGGCTTCCTGAAGGGAAACATCATCAAGTACTCAATGCGCCAAGGAAACAAACACGGCGCATACGATGACGGCCAAAAAGCCCAGCACTACAAAAACAAGCTCAAAGAATTCATGGAGGAATGGCCATGAAATTCCGAAAGAAACCAGTTGAGATTGAAGCCAGACAGTTAACGCCAGAAACAGCCGAAGAGATCGGTGCATGGTGCGGCGCAAAAATGGCTTATTCAAAGACAAACGGATATAAATCCTATTTATGGGGATGGGCCTTGCCAGTTGAGCAACGACACTTGTACATAGAAACTCTTGAGGGGGACATGAGCGCAAGCATGGGCGACTGGATCATCCAAGGCGTCAAGGGTGAGTTCTATCCCTGCAAGCCCGACATCTTTGAGATGACGTATGAGCCGGTAGAAATTGAATTCAAACACGCAAGTTACCCATGACCGCCGAAGAACAAAGAACAAGTAAACAGTACTACTCCCACCACTTCTCTTGTCCTACATGCGTAGCAGCAGGTCAAGGATACGGACAAAGATGCTTCAAGGGCAGTGTGTACTGGAAAGAATACCAAGACGCCTCAAAACGAGCAGATTTGCAAGAAAAACAAACGGCGAGTTAAACTTACGGCTAATACAGCAAGACGGCTAAAGTAGTCGAAAACAGTTAGGGAGATGTAATCATGGGAGTTAGATTAGGCGGCAGGGCACCGGGAACGCCCAACAAGGCGACTTCTGACGCAAGACAGGCCATAGCCTCATTTGTTGACGGAAACGCTCATAGGCTCTCTGAATGGCTCGATCAAGTGGCCAAGGGAGTGCGTAACGATGAGGGCGACTATGTTGTCCAGCCCAACCCAGCGAAGGCGTTCGACATGTTCCAGTCGGTTGTGGAGTACCACGTTCCGAAGCTGGCCCGCCATGAGCATGCGGGTGACCCCAATGCCCCGGTGGTGATCGACACCCACTTGAACTTGTTCAACGAACTGAAGAAGGCTGTGAAGCTCAAGAAGCAGGTCGACGCCAATGAAAGTTGAGGACGTACTAGACGACCCCAAGACGCAGGAGATGTTCCTGCAACTGTCCACAGAGGACAGGGCTGCATGGCTGTGGTGGATGGATTGGCACGAGAACAAGGCCATGAATTACCAAGTCGAGCCGTCCGGCGATTGGTGGTCGATCTGGATGATGCTGGCTGGCCGCGGAGCCGGTAAGACACGCACGGCCGCCGAGACTATCGGTCAATGGGCATGGGAGAACCCCAACACCCGCTGGCTGGTGGCGGCGCCCACAAGTTCGGACGTCCGCGGCACATGCTTTGAGGGCGAGTCCGGTTTACTGGCCGTGATCCCCAAAGAATTGGTTGAGCCAGAGGGCTATAACAAGAGCCTGCACGAGTTGTATCTCAAGAATGGATCGTTGATCAAAGGCATCTCGGCGAGTGAGCCTGACCGCTTCCGGGGTGCTCAGTGGCACGGCGCATGGTGCGACGAGTTGGCCGCATGGGATTACCTGCAGGAGTCGTGGGACATGATCATGTTCTCAGTGCGGCTGGGTAAGCGCACGAAGGTGATCGTCACCACTACCCCGAAGCCCAAGCCATTGATCATGGATCTGGTTGGCCGCGAGGGGGACGACGTGGTGATCACACGCGCCTCAACGTACTCAAACATCAAGAACTTAGCGCCATCGTTCCAGAAGCAGATTCTTCAGTACGAGGGCACGAACTTAGGAAGGCAGGAAATCCATGCAGAAATCATCGACCCCGAAGAAGGGGGCATTGTTAAGCGCGACTGGTTCCGCCTCTGGCCGGGACACAAGCCCTTCCCCAAGTTCGAATACATCATCCAGTCTTACGACTGTGCCACTAGCGACAAGACCCACAACGANCCAACTGGCTGCATTACTCTGGGCGTATTCAAGCCCCTCGACGGTGGGATGTGTGTCATGGTCATCGACTGCTGGCAAGACCACCTCACCTACCCCCAACTGCGCCCCAAAGTAATCGACGAGTTCGAAGTCGTCTACGGCGAGGGCAAAGAGAAGAAGCGCGTCGACCTCTTGCTGGTGGAAGACAAGTCGGCTGGCATCTCATTGATACAGGACTTGCAACAGGCTGGTCTACCCGTCCACGCATACAACCCCGGCCGCGCCGACAAGATTCAGCGCCTAAGCATCGTGGCCAACATCATCAAGGCTGGCCGTGTGTGGGTGCCCGAGTCTGACCAGCGTAAGGGCTACGTCCGCGCATGGGCTGAGGGCATGGTTAGCCAGATCTGCTCATTCCCTGAAGGGACGGAACACGACGAGTTCGTGGACTGCATCTCACAAGGCCTACGTTACCTGCGTGACGGCGGCTGGATCACCATCGACTTCCCGCGGGACGACAGCGTGGACAGCGATGACATCGAGGACGCAGAGTTGTACAACATGCGGCACAAAGGGAATCCTTACGCATCGTGATCCAGTTTAACTGGACTGCAAAGTTATCCACAGCCCCAGTTAAACTGGACTCGAGCATTGTGTTTGCCACAGTCATCATGGCTTGGCATAATGCCGAAAACTCCCCGAGGTGCCCATGGCCACACAACAAGGAATAACCTATGACACAGCACAAGAAGGCCCATTCTACCGAGTCCGCCCACACGGCGTTGCATCGGGCTTCGCAGCTACGAGCGGCAATATCGAAAGCCATCGGGACACCGGTCAAGGCCAGCAAGGACTATCACGAGACACAGTTCCGCAACCACTTACGGACGAAGCGGTCAAAGGGATAATCAAAGGCCCGGACAATGCCATTCGCCATGCGGCTGAGGCATATACAAAACAGCATTTAGGTAAGCCATACAAGCCTGTTGACAATTCATCCAGTTCATTGTCCAAGCAAGGCGCCATTGGACGCACATTCCTTCTGGCGGCCACAGATCACCCCGAGTACAAGAAAGCCGTATACGAGGCTTACAAGCGCCACATGCCTGAGCACGTTGGTGAGGCTCAAGACTACGATCAACTGCTGCAAAAAGCGTATGGCCACTTGGCCCATGAAACTAAGCGCCAGTTTGAGAGCTTACCAATCAACATGAGTTTTCACCGCAATGGTGAAGGCAACTACCAAGACAGCAAAGAGATGATGCGCGATGTGCATGGCCACCGACACCTCTATGTTTTCCAAGGCGGCGACCGCCATGACTTTTTGCACAACGTCCATCCCGAGTCGGGCTTGAATGACAATGAAATGTTCCGGGCGGTGCATGATGTCTATGGCCATGCCTTGCACGGCACGACCTTTGGCCCTCAAGGCGAAGAGAAGGCTTGGGCGGCTCACTCTGGTATGTTCAGCCCGTTGGCTCAAGCAGCCATGACGGCAGAGACTCGTGGCCAAAACAGTGTGGTTAATTACACGCCGTTAAATGCCCGCATAAAAGCTGAAGTGGCAGCGTTGGATGAGACTGCTTATGACGCCAAGCGCAAGGGCCGTATGGACTTGTTTGAAGCCGCCAAGGCCGAGAAGAAGAACTTACTGGACAACCATTTCCAGTTTGCCCCTCAAAGGGCTGTGTTGTTGCCTCCAGAGATGAACAGTGGCAGTTATGCTGGTGGCATTCCCGCATACATCCGCCACTTGATCCAACCAGAAGGCGGCGAGACTGCGCAACTGACNCACTTCAGCCACGAACCAAACCTGACTATGACTGACCCAACCNGATATGGCACTGGCATCAAAGGTGCAGAAGCAAGCCGCTTACAAGAACCCGGCGCCGTGCGTGACCGGACGTATTTTTATGCTGGCAACCCAGAACGTGGTGAAGTTGGTTTGGGCACACATAAATACAAAGCGATGGTCGACAAGTTGTATGACATGGGCGCTGACCCGTTAATGTTGCGCAAGCTTGCCGTGGAGGCCAACAGGACGCCTCATACGTCCATGGTCAACCCCGGCTTGGTGGATCAAGTGCAGGCAGCCAATGATTACGAACGGCTCATCAAAGACTACGGATACAACGGCATGATTAACCGGAATCTGAGCATGCCAACTGCGGCGGTGTTCAACCCTGTGCCGGTACAAAAGTATGCTGACGGTAACAGCGTAAAGCCTTTGACGTTGCCGGATGTGCATAAACAGACAATTGGTCTGGCTCAACAGTTAATGGCAGACAATCCAAAGATGGATATGCAGGCGGCTTTGGAAAAGGCTGGCCAACATTTATCCAAGAAGTTTGACTGGGAACACGACACTAAACCAGCATTGGAAAAAACGTATGGAACATTACAACCGGCTGAGTATTCGGCCAGCGCACCACAACGATTAAAGAACACTCCAGAAGTAGTCCAAAAAAGAATTGAGCACACGCAACAGTTCTTGAGCAAACCCACGGAGCCGTGGCAACCGCCTCCGCCTGAAAAGCAAGCTTTTGATCGTNNAGCAATCAAACATGCATTGGGTGGTTTCCCGGATGTGGAACAAAGCAAGTTCCCCNGAGATGTACCTGCACGAGCCAACATCGAGCATGTGCATGAGGTTTACCAAGACCCGGTTAACCGCGAGTTGATCAAGAAACAAATCTTGCGCGGTTTGCCTTTAGGCGGTGAAACTTTTTACGCATCGTTGTATCCAGTCAAGTTGGCTGCTATGGAAGCGGGCATTCCTGAAGANAANTTNAATAGTTGGATTCACAGCATTGCCCCGGCNTCGGCCCGTAACTCAATCATGAATGAGATGGCGGTGGGTCAAGCCATTCGTGACTTGCATGCTCGAGGCGTTGAATTAACTCCAGCAAACATGGAAAAATTACGTCAAGAGTTCAAAGAAAAACATGGCGTTGGTTTGCCCATGATGCCTGTGCATGAAGAAGGCGTGGCCAGCGTTCTTAACAACAACACCGATTTGCGCCAGCACAGTTTGGCCAACATCCCTACCAACTACAAAATCCCAACTTATGGCACACAAAAGGCTGGCGATTTTGCGCATTCTTGGGTGGGTGATGTGCATGAGGCNGCAGGTGAAACGCTTGGCAGCCCATACCATCCTTACTTTAAAGAGTCTGGTGGGTTTAAGAATCCTGAGTACGGCGCAGCAGAAAACCACATGTTGGATATTGCTAAAGAACTGGGGATACCCGGCGGTATGGCGCAAGCAGGACGTTGGTTTGGTGGTGGTGAACTGACCGGTTTAGTATCGCCCCGCGGTGATGCATTGGACTTGTTGGAAAAGCAAGTTGCTTACAGTTTGCATCAACAAGGTATCAATCCAACTCCCAAGGCAGTACGCGACTACACATTAAACATGATCAAGACTGGGCGTGGAACTTTGCTGCCTTGGTTTAAAAAGAGTGGCATGCCTGATGTTAGAACCGTTAAAAAAGATGGAGGCTCTGTGGAACCAACCATTGACGAGATGCAAGCCGCTCTGGCACTGCGCAAGCCACACATGGCTGCCGGTGGCCAACCCAAGAACCCGTTTGACTATGAAAACCCAGAGCATGTGGCCAACGTGGTCAAGATTGCCGCACAGCACAAACTCTTAGCCCCCATTACTGATGTGCATAAACACTTGGCTGACATCCTGTCTGGCGGCCACTACAAGCACATTGAAGACCCCAACATTCAGAACGCTATCCGCCAAGCTGGCCATGATGCCTACTATGTGGCTGAAAAGAGTGGCAAGCAAAGCCACATCATGAACAAGGCTGATGGCGGTGACGTGGCTATCAAGGACATTGGCGCTGAAGAAGCCCCCAACTTGCCGACCAAAGACTTCATCCTGCCTCATGGCCAACATCCCGGTCAACTGCCCGTTGGTGGCGTGGATATGCAACCCGCTGTCCCCGGCCAACAACTGATGCCTCAGCAACCGGGTCAACAGCCCCAGCAAGGCCAACAGCAGCCCCCACAAGGCGCTCAACCACCACAAGGTGGCCCAGCCTCTCAAGGCCCACAGCCTACATCGTTGAGCAACATCCTTCAGATGACCCCTCAAGGCCGAGCCATGGGTGCTATGCAACCGCAACAGCCACAGCAGGCCAAAAAAGGTGGGACAATCAAGCCTGTTGGGCACGGCATCACCAAAGAAAAAGTTACAATTTCGCCCAACCTTGACGCCATGCAGTACGAACTGATGAGCGTTAAACACTTCAAGAAGGCCAAATGATGGACGAGCAAGACAACATCGACCCAGAACTGAACGAAGACGGCAGTGCGGAAGTAGACATTCCTGAAGAGGACATTGACACCGAAGAACTGCCTGATGGCTCTGCGATAGTGACGCTGCCGGAGGACGGCCCAGAGGTTAACCCTGACTTCTACTCCAACATGGCGGAGAGCATGAGCGACTGGGATTTGCAGCCGCTGTCTGCTCGGTACATTGACCTGCTTGAAAACGACAAGAACGCACGAGAATTAAGAGATAAGCAGTATGAAGAGGGTATTCGTCGGACTGGTATGGGCAATGATGCCCCCGGAGGTGCAACCTTTATGGGAGCCTCTAAGGTCGTCCATCCTGCCATGGCTGAGGGTTGCGTCGACTTCGCTGCACGGGCGATCAAAGAGATGTTCCCGCCGGACGGCCCTGTACGCACGAAGATCATTGGCACGGTTGACGACCAGAAACTTGAGGTCGCAGAGCGCAAGCGTGACTTCCTAAACTGGCAGATCACCGAACAGATTGAAGAGTTCCGTGACGAGCAAGAACAACTGCTGACCCAACTGCCTTTGGGCGGCTCACAGTACTTCAAGCTGTGGTACGACGAGAAGAAGAAACGCCCATGTGTTGAGTTCTTGCCAATTGACCGAGTGATCTTGCCTTTTGCGGCGACTAACTTCTACACGGCAGAACGTGCGGCTGAGATGCACGAGATCACCCATTGGGAGTTCAACCGCCGTGTGGCGTCTGGTATGTACCGTGACGTGAGCATCACCCGCGCCACGATGGAGATTGACCCCACTAAGCCTCAGAAAGCCAACGACAAGATTGAAGGCAAAAAGTATGAGGACAATGATGACGGTCTGCGCAAGGTCTACCACATTTACACCTACATGGAACTTGAAGACGACAAGTATTCCAAAGGTGAGATGGCTCCGTACATTTTGATGATTGACGAGTTGAGCAATCAGGTCGTGGGTCTGTACCGCAACTGGGAAGAGACAGACGACACAATGACCAAGCTGGATTGGATCGTTGAGTTTAAGTTCATCCCGTGGCGAGGTGCTTATGCGATTGGCCTGCCCCAGTTGATCGGTGGCTTGAGCGCTGCCCTGACTGGTGCCTTACGCGCTTTGCTGGATACAGCCCACATCAACAACAGCGCCACCATGCTGAAGATGAAGGGCAGCAAGATCAGCGGCCAATCGGCACAGCCTGACGTTACTCAAGTTATTGAGATTGAAGCTGGCCCCGGCGTGAATGACATCCGTCAAGTGGCCATGCCTATGCCGTTCAATCCCCCTTCAGAAGTGCTATTTAAACTTCTGGGATGGCTCGATCAGGCGGCTAAGGGTGTAGTGACCACCAGCGAAGAAAAGGTCGCTGACGTGAACGCACAAGCCCCCGTGGGCACGACTCAAGCGCTGATTGAGCAGGGCGCCGCAGTGTTTTCGGCCATTCATGCTCGTTTGCACGAATCCCAAAGCCGTGTGCTGAAAATTCTGTGCCGTTTGAACCGCTGGCACTTTGACGAAATGCGCAAGGCTGACGTTGTCACCGACTTGGATATTGAGCGTGACGACTTCGCCAAGAACACCGACATCGTTCCGGTGTCTGATCCGCACATCTTCTCTGAGACTCAGCGCATGGCTCAGAACCAAGCTGTGCTGGCGTTGGTGGACAAGTATCCCGACCAGTTCAATGTCTCCAAAGTGTTGTCTCGCTTCTTGAAACAATTGAAAGTGCCGGACATCAACGAGATCATGAAGGACGTGCCTGCACCAGAGCAACGCACTTCCGCGGACGAAAACGCCGCCATGCTCATTGGCCAGCCTGCATACGCTTACATGCAGCAAGACCACATCGCTCACATCCAAGATCACTTGCAGTTTGCGATGAACCCCTTCTTGGGCCAGTCGCCATTTGCTGATCCGAACTATCTGAACAATGTGATCGAGCACTTGAAGCAACACATGACGCTCTGGTACTTGAACCGCAGCAATGCCTATGTGGCTGAGTCCCGCGGTGGCAAGCCTGTAAACAACTACGACGATCCGAAGCTGACATCAAGCATCGACCAACTGTATGCAGTTGTTGGCGCCCATGTGGAGCAAGACACCAAAGAGGTGTTCCAAGCCTTCGCACCGGCCTTCCAAAGCCTTATCCAGCAAGCCCAACAGCGCCAACAAGCTGCTCAAGGTGGACTGCCTCCAGATGCACAAGTCGTCAAAGACACAAGCATGGCAGAGACACAACGCAAGGCGGCTAAGGACAAGGCGGATCAACAGATTGCTCAGGCAAGGTTGCAAGTAGAAGCACAGCGCAACCAACTGGACAACCAGACACGCATTCAGATCGAAAATGCAAAATTGACGCACGAAACGATCAATCACGCTGCCGATATGCAGCAACAGAATTTACAATCGGCTCAACAGCCACAACCGGCAGCAATGCCACAACAAGGAGTTCCAAATGGCATCTGAAGCAGAACAAAAGGGCATCAACGTGCCTATGCACAAACGCTTGGCCCAAGGCGAAAAGCTGGACGGTACTAGCCTGCAACCCAAAGGCGGCAGCCAATCTCAAGGCAAGTCGCACGGCGGTCTGAGCGCATTGAAGAAACAAAAATGATTGACCGCCTGATCCATGTGATCAAGCTTCAACAAGCCGAGTTGAGCGCGTCCCTAGCCTCGGGGCATGCTCAATCTTGGGAATCCTATCAGCGTCTGGTGGGCAGGTACGAGGGCTTCCAACAAGTGTTGGACGAGATCGACAACCTGCTGGACGAGGATAAGGGCAAAGAATAGACCCCAGTTTAACTGGGGCATGAAACGTCCCCCTAAAGGACGGAGGCCGCGCTGATAAAGCGCTTAGAAGACGCACCTGCAAAGGTGATTTTAGGAGTTAGTATGAGTGATACAAAAGACCCAATCCCCACGATTGAGGGGCAAGCGGGCGTGTCTGATCCAGTTGAACTGGCATGGGCATTCCCAGATGTGGCACCGGGGCAGCAACCTTATGGTGGTCGCGTGATCGTCCAACTTCGACGCATCAAGAAGAAGGCTGGGATGATCATTATTGTTGATGAAACCAAAGAAAACGAGAAGTGGAACAACATGATCGGTAAGGTCGTGTCTATTGGCCCATTAGCATTCAAAAACCGAGACACCATGGCGTCATGGCCAGAGGGTTCTTGGGCAAATGTTGGTGACTTTGTGCGCGTTCCCCGCTGGGGTGGCGACCGTTGGGAGCGTCCAGTTCCTAATGAGGACGGCAAAGACCCAGTTTTGTTCATGACGATCAATGATCACGAACTAATCGCCAAAGTTACGGACGACCCACTGTCGTTCAAAGCTTACGTTTAAGGAGCTAACATGAGTAACGAACCAAAAGATCAAGATTTAGACATCGAAGAGGGCGTTGACGGCTCCGCGGTGGTCGACTTGCCGGATGATTTTGTCACTGATGACGATAATTCTGGCGCACAAGTTGAGAAAAACGAAGGCGGTAACGTCCAAGACGAAGAACCCGACCATCCTGATGACTCAGAAGCTGTTTTGGCGGCCAAACGAGCACGTCGCAAAGCAAAACGTGACCTTGCCAAGCGTGGTCGTGAGGAAAAAGACGCCCAAATTCAAGCTTTGCGTCGCCAAAATGAAGAAATGCAACGCAAACTGGCTCAAGCCGACCAGCGTTTGCAACGTGTAGAACAAGAAAGCCACCAAGGCTTCGTTTCTAGAGTGGAAAAAGCCGTTCAAGACCAGCAAGTGCGTGTTGAATACGCCAAAATGAAGCTGGCAGAGGCTGCAAACAGCGGTGACGGCCAAGCAATGGTTGAGGCGCAAGAGATGATGTATCAAGCCCGCAAGGACTTGGACGCATTGGAGAACCAACGCCGCCAAATTGACCAACAACCACGCCAACAACCGGTTGCACCGGCCGCACCCGATCCACGAGTGCAACGCAACGCTGCGGACTGGTTGAAACGAAACAATTGGTATAAGGTTGACGGTTCAGACACCGATAGTCGCATCGCAAAAGAGGTCGATGTTGAACTTTCTAAAGAAGGTTGGACACCAACTGACCCAGATTATTGGGATGAACTCGATAACCGCTTGCAAAAGTATTTACCCCATCGTTACAATGGGGCATCTGACGGCAATTCTGCTGTTCGTAAACCGAGGAATGTAGTGGGCAGTTCTGGACGTGAAGCTTCTGCTGCGTATGGTGGTACTAACCGCAATCAATTCACGCTGTCACCTGAACGGGTGAAGGCGATGAAAGAGATTGGGGCTTGGGACAACCCTGAGCGCAAAAAGAAGATGATCGCCGAATTCATTCGATATGACCGCCAAGGCGGTAACCGCTAATTACTTGGAGAACAAACATGACAGAATCACGCCTAAAGAAATCCCTCAGTGCTGGTGGCCGCAATGATCGCGCAAGCGAGGACGCAAGCCGCGAAGCACCCGAGAATAAGTTCGCTTCAACACAGGAACGTCGCAAGATGTGGAGTGAGGAGTGGACGCAATCAGCGCTTCCGAAATTACCTAACCTAGATGGCTGGCACTTGTGCTGGCTTTCGACAACCAACAGCTACGACTCCATTGATAAGCGGATTCGCCAAGGGTACGTTCCAGTTAAGTCTGAAGAGTTCCCCGGCTTTGAAAATTATCGAGTGAAGTCAGGTGAGCATGTTGGCTACATCTCATGCAACGAAATGTTGCTGTTTAAATTGCCGATGGACATCTATCAGGACATCATGTTGTATCAACATCATGAGAAGCCCCGCGAGGAGGAGGAGAAAATCCGAGTCCAACAGGAGCAACTGCAAGGTGCGGCACGAGACAGCCGAGGTCGTTCTTTGGTGTCAGTCGAGGGTGAGGGTTTTGGTGGTTTTGATCAACAGCCAAGCAAAATGCCGGTATTTTCCGGCTAACCCAAGGAGTTTAATATGAGTGCAACCTCTGCTCCGTTCGGCTTGCGCCCCGCGTTCCACCCCTCCGGTTTGGATCGCGCTCAAGCGCTTGCTGGCGGTATCACCTCTGGCTACTCGACCGCTATTCTTAAAGGTCAACCAGTAGCCTATTCCGCCTCCGCTGGCGTCATCGTTCCTATCACCGCTAACAGCACCCAAGCCACTTGGTCTGGTGCTTTCGCTGGTGTGGAATGGACTGACACCACTGGTCGTCGTCGTGTTTCTAACAACTGGCCCGCAAACACCGCGTACATCGCTGGTTCTTGCGTTGCTTATTTCTACAACGATCAAAACATCGTTTATGAAATTCAAGCTGATGGCTCAATGGCTCAAACCACTATCGGTAATGAGTACCTGTTCACGAACGTGACTGCTGGCTCAACCACTACTGGCCTGTCGCAAGCTACCTTGGGTGCTTCGACCGCTGTCGGTAATGCTCAACCCGGTCAAATGCGCGTCGTTGATCTGGCCCCCTATGTGGA